GCAGCGGTGCGGGGGTCAATGGAGAGAGCGAAGATATTCATGGTAACGACACCATCAAAAAAACAGCCCAACCTAAATCCATTTTACATCAGCACCGGTAAATCGCCGACATGACGTTGAACACGGTGACATAGGGTTCCTTTTGAAGTGTGACAAGCCGTATCAGCATTCGCAACGAATTGACAACGTACGTTGGAACATTTGCAGCAAGGAGCTGCGAAGACAACATATACGAACAGCCCGGACTTGCAATGGGACAGTCATCTTTCAAAAAACGCCACACGGCAATATGGGATGCCTTTCCCAGGGAAATAAACTGCTCAAGAGACACATCTGTGAATCCGTTGTCTGCAAAGACCTGACAGAGCAAAGACCAGCGTTGACGTATGCGATCGTCTCCATTTACCGCGTCTGCAGGCACACTCAATTTGCGATGTATTCGCAGTATCCACATTTCTCGAAGGCGCTTGCGAACCTCGGTGGACAATGGACATCGAGTATAGGGATTGACAGGTTCAAGCGACTTGAGCGACCAAACCCAAATAGACGCAAAATCAAACCACCACACTTTGCCATTCTCCTCAAACGCAAAGTACTCAAGAGGATGCTGGCGAGACGCATCGGTATACGAAACAAGTTCCTCGCTGTTGGTGACCTGTTTCCGGGACAGAACTCCAGGACCCGCAAGACGCAGAATGCGAAGAACGAGCCATCGCCGAGCTAGTGACTGACAAATCACGAGGGATGTGTCGGTCTCCTTCCACATCTCTACATGTTTAGCCCGAGCATGTGTGCCACATAGTGAGTGGCCGTTCATTGCATTTGCGGAACATTGTATGGTTGCGCCTCTTCGCTTCGTTGCTGCACACCTGACCATTGTCTTTCTAGGAATAGTTCTTGAAAGTGGAAATGTGCGGACAAAATGGATCTACAGATTAGCAGACCGATATAACCACACACCCAGAACAAAATGTCCGTCAACGCCACCATCAACGCTTCCAACCTCGACATCAGCAAGGTCACCTTCGGCGACATCCGCATCAGCAAGAACAACGGGTCGAAGAGTATCCCGATCAAGTACAATGGGCAGAATTTCCAAATGCGTGTTCCCAAGCTCCAGTACCCTATGGGCGTATCCATCAAGGAGACTGAGAATGGCATCAACTATACGATGCTCGCAAGTCTGCGTGGCTGCGATTCGTATGCCAAGGAGCGTGCGGGTGCCGATGCAGGGGAGATTGGTCAGATGTACAACTTCCTCAAGGATCTTGAGGAGAAGATCATCAAGACGAGCGTGGAGAAGTCTACGCTGTGGTTCGGTCGTGCTCGCAAGGAGGATGTCCTCCGTGACAGCATGAAGTCACTGGTCAGTCCGAGTGTAGAGAAGCAGGGATCTGAGTGGGTGCCGAATGGTAAGTATCCGCCTAGCTTCCGCATGAAGGTGCCGGTCTATGCGAATGACAAGGGTGTGCTTACGGTGAGCATGGATGCGGTGGACATGGCGAACCGCCCGATCAAGCTCACGCCGGAGAACCTCTCGGAGGTGTTCCCGAAGCGCATGGAGGCCCGGTTCATTGTCAGTCCGAGCATCTATGTGTCCGGACAGGGATTCGGTGTCACATGGCGCATCTCGTATGCTCAGGTGTCCGCTCAGCAGCGTGTAACGGCTGCGCAGATGTTCGATGCCGAGGAGGAGTCTACTGAGGTGCCGGCGGCGGCAGTGGAGATTCCGACGGCGACGAATGAGGAGGATCAGGAAGAGGAGGAGGATCATGAGCCTGCGCCTGTTCAGGCTGCACCAGTGGTTCAGACTCCGGCACCGGCAAAGCAGGCCCGTCGTCGTGTTGCTCAGCCTTCGGCGATCTAAACCCGAGAAGGTCCCATACACGTGAGCCAGGCGGAGGCCGACAAACATAGAGTTCGTCATCAATAAATACTATTTTTGTTTTGGACGGGAAGTCTACCTGAGAGCGCACGTTTCCACACTGAAATGTATCCAGTGATTTCTTCCCACAGACCGAACAGCTATACATGGCAGGAGGATTCAGCACGTCCCGAACACTAAGAATGCGAGTGGGTCCGTATAAACACGCATTCAAAATCCGGGCTGGTGTTGTCCAGTCGTTTGCAAGAAACGTTTCAACCGTTGTGCGCGGCAACATAGACCATAGACTGTCCTCAGTCGTCCATTCCTCCTGCAACAGCATGGCGAATGGGTTTTCATTGAACCACAGAATACGAAAATCAGCATGATCGGACAGGGAATGCTCTACTAACCCTGTGCGCTCTAGATCTTCTGTATAGAGCCAATAGACATTGGCATGCGAATAGGATGTATCGCGGGATCCCCGATAGACATCGCGGTCGTCCATAGTCCACAGATCAGAAACGACGTCTACATCATGCTCTACGACATCGCGCGAGAGGTCTGTGTAGAGAACAGATGGATCCAAGACCGACTGCATTACTCAAAGGAAACAACAACCTTAACATCGTGGTGACGCACGGCCTTCGTTGCCGACCGACTAAGCTCGTGTCTCTTGCGACGGGTCCCATCTGCCGCCGTCTTGGGCTGAATGGTGGTGGAGCACTGATCCATATCTGCGTGGATCGCATCGTAATTGTCCTCCAAGTACTTGAGAACCTCATCCTGGATTGCCCACTCAAAGAAGTTGAGCTGTCCAACGGTGGTGTCCAGCCCCATGAACTGAATGCGCTTCCAACGGCAGAACGGGTCAAACATCTTTTTGCTGTACGCCTTCAGGTGAGACTTGTAAGCAAGGTAGACAATGACGTGCCTGGATCCAACAAGATACGCAACATTGTGCTTCTTCGCATAATTGGTGACAAGCCAATCCAGCAGACGAAGGCTGACCTTAGACTCACCGGACAGGATTGTTTGAACCTTCTTGAACTTCTCTTCGTCGGAGTAGAACTTCTCTAGGCGATGAAGGACCCAGTGATCGCGGTTCTGAATAGTCTCCATTTGTAATCTTACTGCGGTATTGTCGCTTAAAGTGGGTTGGTAAGATAAAGACAAATGGCTGCGGTGAATGCGCCCACAACCATCATCGGGTCTGAGGAGGAGGTTGCCAAGTTTCTTGAGCCCCGTGAGCCTCGTGATGAGAATATCAGCGCCCCTGCGTCTGTTGGTTTTGCACTTGAAGGTAAGTTCATCCTTCCTGGGAACACACAGGAGTACACGGAGTATGCATCGGCGCAAGAGATGATTGCTGCTCAGCCTCCGCTGCCCGACCCCGTGTTTGAGGAGAATGATGTGCTGCCGATGATGGAAGACAAGGGCGTTCCTCTTGGCAAGCTGGATGAGATAGACATTGAGTTCAAGAAGATGTACGAGGAGATGTTTAGCCGCACATCTGAGTTGGGCGTCATGGGCGCCGGCGACTTTGAGACACGTCTCCGAGAACGTCAAAATGAACTTTCGGGGAGCAAGATAGAGAACCCTAATGGAGGAGGCATTAACGTCCTACCTACTGGAGAACCGGCCGTATACCCACCTCAACGCCCGTCTACGCCATTTTGTCACTCTGTGCAAATCCCTGTCTCCGGGGCTTTCGTATCGGACTCTAAGGAGGGAAGTGATGCAAGTGACACAAAGAATTCTGACGGGACCAGCGGGAAGGATGTGGATGCGTGACCGAGCATTTGAGCGAACCGTGCGTCTGTATGGAAAGCAAGATCAGCGCACCGATGCCTGGCATGCACAGAGGGGCACTATGATCACGGCATCTGAGGTGTCAAAGGTGTGGCAGACAGCCGCGTCTCGTCTTGAGCTTCTAGAGAAGAAGCTGGAACCACCGGCCAAGAGCGACTCAAATCCATTCAATGCAATCCCCGCATTGGTTTGGGGAACTCGCTTTGAGCCTGTGGCAAAGAAGATCTACGAAGACACAACCGGCTGCGATATTATTGACGTAGGCTGCTGTCAACATCCAGTTCACAAGTTTCTCGGAGCATCCCCCGACGGGCTAATCGTGCCTCGGTACGCGGATGCTGACCCCATGCGATACGGTCGCCTGGTGGAGTTCAAGTGTCCAATGAGCCGCACACGCAAGGACGAAATCCCAAGTTACTACGTGCACCAAATGCAGATGCAAATGGAGTGCACGGGGATTGATGAGTGTGAGTATGTGGAGTTTCGGTTCAAACAGGCAAACTTTACCCAGTGGGACGAGAGCACGGACACAAAGGGAGTGTTTGCGGTTGACCCTGTCGGCAAGGTGGACTACAAGCCGGATACCGTTGAGCTCTATCAATGGCAGAGCACCCATACCGACGAGCATCAGTATGTCTATTGGGTCCTGACCGATATCAAGAAGGACTTTGTTCCGAAGGATCCGAACTGGCTGTCAGACCACTTGCCTGATCTCCGGGCATTTTGGGATGACGTGGAGCGCCACCGCAGAGAGGGAACGAAGCCGGAGCCGCTGCCGTCTAAGACCTTGAGCATAGATATTTAATCCACGTCCAGCATGAGAGGCGAGGACCAGCAAACTTGCGAGTCCACTCGTCAATCGTATACTGGTTGCCCATGCTCAGGTTGCAGCGAGAGCAGATGGGAATCAGGTTTTTCACATCTGTCTTTCCACCCTTGCTCTCGGGGACATTGTGTCCACATTGAAAATCAAACACGTTCATGGTATTCGTACACCACGAGACCCTGCACTTTGTTTGGAACATAGGTCCCACACTAACCAACCATACCTGCTCACGAAGGGCTTTTGGGATCTTTGCCTTCGCGGTCATTGGTTCTTCTCACATACGGCTCTTAAACTGATTTACCTGCCAAGGAGTGTCGACGCCAAGTGCTTCACCTACGCTGTTGTCCTGAACAAAGTGGTTGGTCTGTTGGGCATACGAGGAATCCTCACGAGCCATTGCGCGTTTCTGTTGGCTGCGATCGTTAAATCTAGACTCGGGACCTCCGCCGTAGAACCGATCCACACCAAACAGATTGAGAACGTATGCTAAAACGGCAACTGCGATAAAGAACCAAACCCACTGCTTCATTGTTCAAAGTCCCGAAAAAAACGAATGTCCTAGTTTGTAAGAGAGCAGATATCACAATGGAGGACAAGGCACTTGACACTCTTCGCATCATGCTCGGGCGCCGCAAGCTTGAGACCAACACCGAGCGACTCACAAGCGATAGCAAGAAGATGGAGAAGGTGACGCTCTATACGATTGGGGACGTGCTCGTTTGTTTCAGCCAAAAGGAGAAAATCCTCTCCACAGACATTACCAACGTGATCAACTTTGCCAAGGACAATGCGCATACAAACGGGATTGTCCTCGTGGCCATGAGTCCGCCGTCTGAGAATGTGCTTCGGGTGGCAAAGTCTCATTCAAAGGACCGTCTTGCGCTGTTTCATATTTGGCAGCTGCAGTTTGACATTACGACCCATCGCATGGCAATGCCTCATCGTGTTCTTGTCGATGCCGAGCGCACGGTGGTCTTGGACACCTTCAAGATCTCAAATCCGGAGAACCAGCTGCCGTGGATTGACTCGCAGGATACGATGGTCAAGTGGATCGGGGCCATTCCTGGTGATGTCATTGAGGTAACTCGCCATTCCGACACAGCCGGCCGCAGTTTCTACTACCGTTACTGCGTTGAGGATGTAAATGTCGCTCAGTAATAATGGAGGATCTACAAACG